GCCGCCGGAAAGGCAGGCATCGTCGAATCAGGTAGACTTCTACCCGAACGAACACGCGTTAGAATCGCGATTGTGCGTGGCGTCCTAAGCGCTAGGTATGATTTGTGAGACTAACCGTGAACTAGTAGGGTTGTCACCCCACCAGCAGTCCCAGATGGGCTGCTTCTAGTTCGGTCTCTAGGAAGGGGAGACTAGCGAGTGATCGCTAGTGAATCCTAACGACCCCCTTGCCCGGGGGGCTCGGGAGATCGAAGGTTTCTTACGGGTGACCGTAGGGGGCCCACCGTCCCTAAGCTACAAGATAAACATAGTAGCTATAAGGTTCCTCCGTGTTAACCCTGATGTCTCAAGTTCAGACTCGTAGTCTGGTACTCCCGTCGTAAAGGGAGGGCTTGATGCCTCAGGAGGCGCGGAGCAGCGGGAATACCCGTTGAGCCGATACCCGTAAGGGTCGGCGTAGCCGAGATTGGTAGTTGCGGCTGCCGGGGACGACACCGAGAGGTGAGTGCTAGAAGCACCGGATCCTCATCTGGTGACTACCGTCGTCTTGGAGTAAAAGCATCCCTGCGAGAGTTGCCACCTATATCCAAAGGTGGTGGGACGATACCCTCCTCACGTCGTGAGGACCTCCCAAAGGTCGACGCCACGCGGGCGTCGGGGATCCTATCGGAAAACCAGGAGAAATCCTGGGGGGCTCTCGTACATGTGATATTGCCGAGACTAACGGTAAGGAGCACCCGCTCCTAGGCTGCTAAGCCGACCTGCGGCCCGCTCTGCCTAGGTGGAGTCGGGGAACCGAAGGGTTAACGGGTCTTTAAATGTTTTACAACATCTAATGACATGCTAAACATCAGACACCTTTACGGGCGCCTGGTGCCTCGCACGTTAACCTGGTCCTTCTGCGTAAAAACAGAAGTAAAACTAGCGGGACTGCTCTTACGGGCGGTTCCGTTAGTCTTTGGGCAACTTTCGGCCTCGTTAGTAAAGGTAGTATGGGGATATGCCAAGAACGTAAGACGTATCTTACGTGGGTCCGGGACCCGGGGGTTGGCCATTTACTTGAAAACTTGCTACCTTGTTACCCAACAGGTGGCCGGTGGACAGGTGGTGGCTAGCCCTTGGGCTCTCGGAGGCAACGTCGCGAGGACTCGGAAGGGCCTTCCGCGGATCATCAACCCTCAGCACCGAACGTCGATCCTTAAGGGTGACGTGTCGATCATTCGGCTTTGGCTAACTCTTTTTGGGCTCTACAGGGTGGTAGAGTTCAAGGGAGCGCTGAAGCTGAAGACGATAACGAACCCGGGGGTCGACCTATCGGCGTTTATGGGGAGATGGGAAGCGTGGGTACCTTCCTTCTACTCCCGGGCTCGCTTTATCAGCGGGTCCGAGTGGAAGCTGGATCCGACTCGGGATCTGACTATCAAGTCTATTCCGTTTATCAAAAAGAGTTCGCCTAATAGCCGGGGGCTCGGTGCTCTGACCGCTCTTCCATTGGATATTTTCCTTTGGTCGAGTGACAGACGCCGGTCCCTCATGCTAGCTAGGTGGCTCAAGATGATAGGCGAGCTGGACTTTCTCTGGGCGTGGCAGGCTGTACGGAAGTGCTTGCTAAGGCTTGCATTTCTGTACGGTCGAAGCGCGTCTCGGGAGGATTTGGTGCGGAACTTGCCGCATCTGGTTGGTCGGGAGGGACCCCTCTGTGAAGAGGACTACCTCTTGGCCTTCCAGAACGCGCGCATTGGGCCGCTCCATTTCGGACGGTTGGGTTTCAAGGAGGAGCCAGGGAAGATCCGCGTCTTTGCCATGATGAATATCATCACTCAGACACTGATGTATCCCTTGCATCGGTGGATTTTCCGTCATTTGAGACTCCTCCCGAATGATGGGACGTTTGATCAGGTGGAGCCCATACGTAACCTGCTCAAGCGGATCGGAAGGGAGCGATTTTGGATCGCCTCCTACGATCTTTCAGCGGCGACGGATAGACTCCCTCTGAGCCTCCAACTTAGTCTATTACGACCGTTGCTGGGTGATGATCTGACGAACCTATGGGCCGACTTCATGGTAGGCCATCCGTATATGCTCCCGAAAGTAGCGAAGAGCTACAATCTGGGGTTTAATGCGGTTTGGTACGCCGTGGGGCAGCCTATGGGGGCGTTGTCAAGTTGGGCTATGCTCGCATTGACTCATCATGCCATTGTACAATACGCTGCACACCTTGCGTATCCTATACGAACCAGCTGGTTCTTAGGATATGCGGTGCTTGGAGACGATGTGGTCATCGCTGACCAAGCCGTCGCAGTGAAGTACCTCGCGGTCATGAAGGAGATCGGGGTCGATATCTCGTTAGCCAAATCGATGGTATCGGCTTCGGGTTCTTTAGAGTTCGCCAAACGGACTTGGATCGCGGGGCGGGAAGCTACACCTATCCCTCTTGCTGAGCTCGTAGTGGCCCTTTGCCACCTAGGAGCTCTTGAGCAATTGGTGAGAAAGTGTATGACGTTCGTAACCCTACGAATGTCATCCGTAGCACGCTTTGCTGGCTTCGGTTACCGAAACTTAGCGCGGCTGCCAGTCGCGTTCAGTGTAGGGAATCGTCAGGGCCGTTTGTTAGGATATCTTACCCGACCGGGTGGTGTTTGGCCAATGCCTGTTGAGGCGTGGTTAAGTGCCATTGGTCCCGGAAGGGAAAGTCAGTTACGGGACCATAGAGTTTGGGCTACGGCTCAGGCTCTTTGGGAGCGGCTGACATCCTCTATCTTGCAACGGGCGCAGCGGTTCACGCACACGCTCTACTTAGCACGTGAGTGCCAGTTTAGCGATCTGACTGTCAAAGACAGCCGGAAGACTAAGCCTGACACTACCGCTACTAAGGGGAGACCCTCTTCACGGAAATGTCCGTGGGGAGAGGACCTCAGGAAGACCCTGGGTCTGGATGTCCATCGGGACGTCTGGGCTACATTCTTCTCTGAGTGGGTTGCGTACCCGTTTACGTCTAAGTTGCGTAAGGTACTGGAGAGAGCCGATGAACGGCTTCAAGTGCTGCAACCTAAAACGCAGCCTCAGTGGGAGCAGCTAGACGAGCTTTGGACGGAGATCTTTGAGACGGAGGAGGGCATCGCTGCCCTTCCTTCGCGAATTGACTACCTCGATCGGGAGACCGACGAGGTCGCGCCGTCCACACGGCTGATAACCCTGTGGACGAAGCTCCGCTCAATCGGTGCTCGTGGGGCCACTCCCCCTGTAGAACTAACGGATCGAATCGTAGTCGCGGCCCCGCCGCGACGCCGACGCCCATTAGTCTAGTCAGGACGAAGTGGGTGGGGAGCCTAAAGTTAACGAAATCGGATATGCTCGCATAGCGTATCTCGAAATCGGAAAAATAGACGTGCGCACCTAAG